AGTTTGGATTATACGATACTTAAACTTGTTCCAAGTATCTTGTGTGAATGGGAATCTATCAAAAGCAGTAGTGTATATTTGGATACAGCACTGTCGTTCATCTGGTCCATATTCACCACCAACGGCAACATAGTTGTCGTACATTTTGGCTTTGGATTTTTGTGGAAGGAACTCAATCTTAGTTCTCCACTTTTTGAAGTAATTTGAAAGACCCTTACTATCGTTGCAATAGTTGTCTAGGTCTTGCCAGACTTTTGAAGGTATAAATTTTGCTCTGAATGGACGCTCTTGAAAGTTGAGCAGATCCATCCAATCGTAATTAGCGTTTTCTAGGAATTCAAAATTGCATGACATTTTACATCCCAGAAAGGCATTTTACATCTTGAAATTACTCTTCAAGAATGCGAGTACCTTTCCCTGCTCCTCTAAGTTAGTGTTACTAAACTCGGTAATATAAGGCATCAGTTCAAAGTTTGATAGTAGATTACTATATTTAGTTTCTCGCCCTCTTAGGAATTGCTCAGACTGGTCGGAACCACGATCTTTGTATCGTTGTTCTAGGACATCTTTAGTGGTCTTTAAATAGACTACTTGAAGGTCGGTATTCGGTAACCCCATAGCGAACTCCAAGAAAGACTGATTAAAGACTCGGTCTCCTTCGAATAGGATGTTACAGTTATGAGTCTGAATCCACTTCTGCAACTCAGGCTGGACTGCCATGGAAAGGCGATCTGTTCCAGCAAAGGTTTCACCCTCTTGATATTTACCAAGAATATAAAGATCCATCTCTTCATTATACATGGCAGATACCAGTTTGGCTGGCTCCACTTCGATCCATTTCTTATCTTCCATAAACTTACGGAATAGAGTGGTTTTACCAGTTCCAGGTTGACCACCTACGGCAATCAATTTACGAGTTTTCATAGGGTTGGTTACCTTTACAATATTAATAGTGTCACCGACACCGAATCTATCATTAAACATTTCGTGCTTCTTGTATTAAATCTTTCAATTCACCTTCAGTGAATACCCATACTCTTCCGAGAAAGTGATGAGTGTCGCTATCAACATTATGTTTTTTAGTGAATGTTGCTTTCTTAATTATATCTCGTGACAGATTCTTAGACAAGTTTTCTTTAATCTCGTCTGCATAGGTTGGAACAGTATCTTTAAGTTTCATTAACTCGAACTCTGATACTTTATGTTCAACTGTAATCTTATTGAACGAATGTGTATCAAGAAAGTCTTCCATATCGAATCCACCGAATGATAGACTACTAGAAGATACTGTACCAGCAGTGTTAATTGTAATACTACCAGTGGTTAAATTATTAGGTATATTTGTACCAATTACTGTAGTCATGTAAACATCTCCAATCCATTTAATATAGGTTCTTCATCTTCAAACATCCAATCCATATTCTGCATTTTACCAGTGTTAAGGAAGGATGTAAATTTTTCTTTATCAATACCATGTTTATGGTCTAATCTAAAGTCAATTGTTTCTTCTCTTGACTGCCATAGAACATTCCAATCAATACCATACCAACCATCTTTCTCGCACTGCATAATTTCTTCTGCTTGTCTATCAAGATAGTATCCAAGATACCTTCCATGACTCTTTCTGAATATCTTCTTGAAAGAACACAAACAGGTTTCCATGGTAAAGTAATCTATTTGGGAGTCCAGTTCTGGAAATCTCGCTTTCGTTTCACTGAGAATTTCCCTCGCTTGTGCTTCCAGATTTGAATAATCGACTCCAGTGAGTTTTCTATCCATATCGTTATCCCTCCCAATGGCGAGAAGTAATCCATTACGATGAGAGCGAGAGCCATCGTAATCATCCAGCATGAGGCTAGTAGGAGTGATACGCACACCAGCAGTATGCTTAAGATGCTGAAGATAAAACCAAGTGGAATAACGACCAAACTTATGCAGCCCAGACTTAATGCCTGTCCAGAGATTATTAAAGTTCTCTTCCTCAGATTGTCCATAGAATTCTTCCAGTTTTTCTCGTTGTGTCTTGTTACCAATAAATTGCTGATAAGAAGCAAACATCACAGGGAGATGTCCTTTGTTCCACTTTGTATCAGTCTGATATCTTAATCGTTTATAGTTGGCAGTGTTCCATTGAGTCATACGATCAACAGTTGCCAACTCGAAGTCAGGAAACTCATTCATGAGAATCCAAGCAGTTGGAAGATAGTATGTGTTACCATACAACCAACACAACCACAACTTTTGTTCATCGTTATGTTCGTATCTTTTGTTTAGGTAGTTTGTCGCCCATACTGCTGGATCGCAGTCATCATACTTCAATGACCAAGCATACCAACGAATGAACGCTTCTCTACGATTTTGTTCTAGTCTATAATCCATTATAATAAAAACTCTTCAAGTGAAGGTTGTTCCATTAGTGCATCTCTTAACCATGCCTTACCAACTGCATCAATCGCTGTTTGGCTCTTTGCTCTTTTCTTCTCACCCCACTTGTATGCTTCCAAACCCTCAGCACGGAATTGATCTCGTGCTTTGTATGGTGGAAGTGCTTGTAGTGGATTGACAATGGCAAAGTCACGATAAGCAATCTGTTCTGCTCTCGTTGGAAACAATGGTTGGTCAGATCTGAGAGAGCCAGTTGGATCGACTGCCCAGAAGATGAGACCATTTTTATTGTGCCATGTAACGGAAGATGGAGTGCATGACATTTTAAGTCGTTGAGTTTTTCTTTCTTCAACTGCGTATTTGATCCATGCATCCCAACACTTTGATGCGTAACCCTTACCTTCTTGTCCTTCAAGTGTAACAATCTCATACAGATTACTATAACCATCTCGATTAAATGTAGCAAAGATTAAACAAACGACTTCACCATTAACTTCAAGTGCCAGTGGAGGTGCTTTGTCATAGTTATGAAAGCGATACCACAATGAATGTGCAGCCGATAAGAACTTGGTGTTCTTACCAGCTGGACTATTTTTAATTAACTCTTCAACTCTCGTTGAGTTAACAAAGTTCATGTTGTAAGTCCACCGCATCTGCAATATCTTCTTTTTCGATAGTCATTGCTAGTTGGTCATCAAATGTAATGTAATGATTCATCAAAGTGTTAATAGGAAATCCTGGAACAAATGCTCGTTTTATAACATCAGCAGTAGAAGTAATTATACATCCATTTGAGATATTTGTCAAGTATAATGGACGCTTACCATTGCGATAGAATCTAATAACTTTATCAACATGTAATTCAATAACTGCAAGACTTGAATCTTTCCAGCGAATCAATGGACTGATGCAATCCTCTGCTGTATGTAAAATCAATTCAGTATCGTTTTTAGTTTCACAATCATAACCATAGAGTTCTTTCCACTTCTCAGGTAACTCTTGAGTGATAACTCCATTGTGAACTACTGAAAGATTCTCGTTGGCAATTGGTTGATTGAATTCTAAATCGCTAGTGCTATAACGACAGTGACCAATTAAATAAAGACTACCATCTTCATTCACATAACTTGGAAAGTTGAATGGGAATTCATCGGCAGGTACTGGTCTCTTGTCAGTAATAATCTTTCCATGCTTAACATAAGAGATTCCAGTAGCGTGCATCCCTCGAATCTTAGACTCAAGGAACACACGATGAAGCATTAGGAAATCCTCTGCAAGAGGTTCTTTAATAATTGCTCCGACTACTGAACACATTAGAAGAATCCTTCAAGTGAGTTTGCCTTCTCTGCTTCTGGATGATACTTCATTAATGTATCACGACCAAGTTTAGATTCGAGGTATTCATACCACTCATCTGATTCCCACATTGCTGGGCTGACACCATTCCATAGATGTCGTTGAGAACCATCTTCATATTTTTGGTCTGGATGTTCTTTATTAGTTCTACGATATTCAACAAAGTCATAACGACAATCTTCATATTGTTTAGATCCTAACTCAAGCATCTTCTCACGGAAGTAAACAACCAATGAAATTCTTTCTGCTACTTCATCGAGCAATTCAATCTGAGTATTGCCATGCATTACTTCATGATTGTTAATGAGTAACAAATCTCCAGGTCTTGGATTAACAGCAACACGATACTCTGGCGCAACCAAATAACAACCTTTGTAGTTACCATTGTTGGTTAGAGTTAATAGATTGGATAGACCATCAGTAAAATCACCAGCGTCAAAGTGACAAGCAGTTCTGAAAGATTTATTAACAGTCACAGTGGTAAATGGAGTTTGTGGAACTAAGAATGCAGGATCTAGTTTCTTTGCTGCTTCCATCTGATTATTATATCGCCATGGCAACAAGTCTTTGAAACCTTGTGCAAGTTGCTGAAGGAATGGATAAGCCATAGCAAACTTTGCTGGCTCACGAGCAGTATAAGATGTTGCACGACCATAAGGAATTCGAGGATAACGATCGAACCAACCAGCAATACCAGACATAACACCATTGGCATATGTAGTTGCACAAACATATGCTTTCTCTACTCGTCTGGCTTCAGCAATCATTTCAGATGCATCTAGTTTACGAACTTTCTTGACCCACTCATTGAAGACAAAGTTATCTTTCTTGACTGCTTGAATACCCCAAACATTATTTCTTGTAGATGGTTTATCAGTTTTACCTTCATGCTTGGCTTTAATGGCTTCGATTGGATCTCCATCCAAAGATGCTTTTGGGTTTAAGAAGTAGTCAATGATTTCTGATTCATATTCAGTAACCCATTCACGATTACCCAACTTCTCTGCTCTTGGACCTGCAGCCATACCTCTGTTTTGAGTTTCAGTTGCAGCCTCACGCAAACCAATGTATGCTTGGTCTTGTTGTTCTTTGCTGAAGTAGTTCTTACGAAACTTCAGAACAATTCTTTCTTCAGAGTATGTTAGTTCTGGATGTCCAGGAATTTCTGGCATGTATACATCGCAGTCCTCTTCAATCAGGAAATCATAATGTGACTCATCAGGGAACTGTCCCAACATATGAGTCATATCAAGTTTCTGTTTTGCTACAATTACCTTTACCATATCTTTCTCCTAAAACTTAAATCCTTCGAACGATTCTGCTTTTTGTCTACGACCAAAATTACTTTTATCAAACATTGGTTCATCGTCATCGCTCTTTCCTGAATCACTCAGCGTCTGTGCCGATGCTTCTACATCATACAGTTTCATCTTCGCTCGATCAACTCCAATAACAAATCTCTTGTAGAATCCTGGATCGTTATATCGATTCTTCAACTGTTTGACAATAATCTGATTCAAACCTTCCAACTCTTCATTGCTGACCAAAGCAAACATAAAGTCAGCTGTCGCTGGCAAACCAAAAGATTCAGAGGTATCTTCAAGTCCTGG